AAATGGCAACATGGAAAAAATAAAATTATTCCAATTAAAAGACATGGGCACAATATTATATCTAGATTTAGATATAAGAATACAAAAGAATATAGATCATTTGTTTAATTATTGTCAAGATAACCCTGTAATTGTATATACATGGTGGAAAGATAAAGGCAATAAACAAATAAGCATACATGATTTCCCATGGCAATCAGACTTTGTAGGTCCATTAAGTAATTATAATTCTAGTGTAATGCTTTGGAAAGATGCTACACATATATGGAATCACTATAATAAATATCCTGAAACATATGATGTTCAATATCCATATGGTGATGATACATTTTTATATCATGAAGGATTTACATTTGAACACTTACCAGATAATGAAGTATATGCTTTTAATACAACAGGAAGAAAATATAGACCTGAATATACAATATGCTTATTAAATGGATTAGACAGAAACCCGGAGATTGAGAAAGAATATGATAAACTTTGTATGCATCAAGTGGGGGAGTAAATACTCACCTGATTATGTGAATAATCTGTATCGTATGGTACAGGATAATTATCACAAAGATTTTACATTTACTTGCTATACAGATGATAGTACAGGATTAAATTGTGATGCTGTAGATATACCTGATGTTAATCCTTTACATCCTAAGTATTGGTTTGGTAAAGAAAATTATTGTTGGGACAGATCTAAATTTATAGTATTTAATTCTCATAACTTTTTAGGTTATGAAGGTAAATGGTGTTACTTTGATTTGGATATCATTATACAAAATGATATAACTGATTTAGATGAGCTAGCTCTTAAACCTAGAATAGTTCATGTTAAATGGGATAATTGGAATAAAAGATTACACGAAAGACTCTTTATAGACATTAGAGGAACATTATATAATTCTAGTGTTATGTGTTGGAACAAAGATCAATGTGAACATATATTCTGGGATGCAATACAAGAAGAAGATATGATATTCAGAACATTCTATAAAGGAACAGATAACTATCATTTCTGGAGACAGAGAGACTTTTGGAATAATATTCCTTTTGAATGGGCATATAGTTACAATAGAGGTATGACACATCCTACGGATTTGGAGACACATAAATATAGAGAAGAACCTAAGTTTTGTTTGTTCAATGTGGATTCCAATCCTAGTAAGAAACAAATAAAGATAGATGAATTAGAAGATGAGACATTATTGAGATTATGGCATGGTAACAATCATAGCAAATCAGCTAGATACTAATTATAGTCAAGTACATATAAACGCTTTATATACACAGGTTAAGAAGCTGTGCGTAGATCCTTTTGAATTTTATGTTTTTGTAGATGAGGATGAATATAAGTTGTTAGAGTCTACTCATAAAAAAGCTGGTTATATAGATGGAATAAATTTCCATGTTCCTAAGTATGGTAAAGATTGGATTGAAATAGATATTATGCAACACACCAGACCTGGTGGACATACATTGTTTATAACTCCTAATTGTATTATTAACAACATAAAGGACATAGACATTTATAAGAGCAATAAGAAAATCCAACTGCAGGATGGTAACCTAGGTTATTTTGTATACCGTAATGAAAAAATAGAAAAAATCTTAGAAGAATGGGACGAAAATGAAGACGAACTATTATATGAATATGATATCTTTAGTGAGAAATTTTTAATTGAAGAAGGCGATGTACCTTTTATTAAAGATGTTACAGCTTCATATCCTGAAACTACAGAAGAACCTATAGTTGTTTTGCCTTATTGGTATGAAGACTTTACCGAAGAACAAAAAGATCTAATGTATAATAGAGCAACAGACTTGTATCCATATTTACCAGAGAGAGTAGAAATAGAATTATCAGATAACAAAGGCAATAAATTATCTTTAGAACAAATTCGCAATTCTTTCTCCCAAGACTTTATGGAGAAGGCTCATATGAAACGAATTAAATTTAAAGGATTAGATGGAGACCCTACAAACAATGAAGATCTTGTAGACATAACACATTACCTTATGGGGCAATGGGGTATTGGTATAGATTTAATTAGTAAAGGAGATACACACGATCCTTTTTGGTGGGGTATTATAGGAGAATTATATAAAGATTCTGGTAATATAACATTTAATATTAATACAGCAAATCCAGACAGTTTAGTTTTAATGAACGCAGATGTTCTTATTAAAAAAGGTTGTAGAGTATTTTGGTCTTACACGCATACAAATCAATTAAATACAGATATAGAAAAGGCAAGACAAACAGCAGAAAAATATAACTTTACAGGATTTGTTTATATAGATGAGGTACCTGCAGAGATACCTTATGTAGAAGAAGTTGTTAAACAGGATATGCCTGACTATAAACTTATAGAACTAGAAACTCTACAGACAAGAAAAAAAGACGACATATATAAAGAGAGAAAGATAAAATTTGCAGAACATGTTAAATGTGAAGGTAAAGTTAATAATCAATTTTACTTAAGCGCTAAGGGAAATGTTTTTCCTTGTAAACATGTAGCTCTAAATGTTTCAACAGCAGACAGTTCTCCAGAACATAAAACAGAACTATTATATGATTGGAACAAAAACAGTATTAGTGATTATACTCTAGAAGAGATATTTACTAATGATTTTTATAAAGGATATTTTAATAATTTATTAAAATTAAATCCTACAATACTACATAATGAACAGGAAGGAATATGTTAAAAGTACAAGACGGTACCGTGATAGAAGGAATATTTAATGATGACAAATATATTGAGATTGTTAAAAACTCCCATTTTGCAACACTAATAATTCATATAGATATAAAACATTTTGAAGACAAGTGCGTTGAAGTTGTGTCTGCCTTAGCAGATGAGCATCTAATATACGCAGTGGACTATGTTATAGCAAGAGCTAGAGGAAAATATAAATGAGAGTAAACATTATTTGTTCTAAATGGGGCACAAGATATGGTCCTCATTTTGTAAACAGATTAAAAAATATGGCGAGGAGGAATTGTAATGATAGACATGATTTCCATTTTTATTGTTATACTGATGATGCTGATGGTCTTGATCCTGATATTAAGGTTATTCCTTTTCCTGATATTCCCAATATTCATCCTAAGTATTGGTTTGGTAATGATAATTTTAAATACGGGATGGCTCGTTGTTGGGACAGGCCTAAAACTATGGTATTTAATACCCATAACTTTGCTGATGATAAGCCAACCGGCCGTTTTGTTTTCTTCGATCTTGATGTTATTATACAAAATGATATAGAGCCTTTACTTACCTATAATATGGAAAGGCCGACAAAGTTAAGAAGTTGGTGGCAAGATCCTAGACCAATGAAAACTCGTAAATTTAAATTAGCACATGGCGCATATACAAATGGCAGTTGTCAAGTTTGGTCCGACGATCAAGCAGAATGTATATGGCATGATGTATTAGAGAATCAAGAAAAGATATGGTTTACATATACAGACGGAACAGATAACTATCACTCCTGGCGATGGGGAGATTGGGGTAAAAAATTATGGGATCATTTCCCAGCAGACTATGCTTACTCGTATAACCGAGGTCGTAGTTGGGACGATGATGATTTAGAAACAGAAATATATAGGGAAACACCAATCCTTTGTGTATTTAATATAGACTTACTACCACAACCTACACCTGATAGAGGTAAGGTTAAACAGAATGAATTGGTTGATCCACAGTTATTAAAGCATTGGCAATGAACATTTATACAGTAAAATGGGGCAGTAAATATTCTGCTAAACATGTTAACAAGATATACGAATCCTGTCTGGAATCTATATCCTCTGACTTTACATTTTACTGTCTAACAGAAAACGCAAAGGGACTAGATGAAAGCATTGAAGTTCTACCATTTCCTAAAGATAATAAGTTAGAGAAGTGGTGGAACAAGATGTATTTGTTTGATGACAATGTAGTAAGACAAACAGGTGAAAATTTATTCTTAGACTTAGATGTTATTATACAAAAGAACATAGATGATATTGTAAACTTTGATCCTGAGGATTGTTTATGTTTTGGCCAAACACATTGGCATGATATGGAAACACAAAAGAAAGAAACAGAGCATGTTCCTCATAAATATACAGACTTAAACTCTAGTGTATTAAGATGGAATGATAAATTAGATAAAGAAAATATTACTCTTTATTTTAAAACACACATAGAAAAAATCTTATGGTACTATCGTGGAATAGATAATTTCTTTATGCACAAAGGTGTAGCAAGAATTAAGTATTTTCCTTTAGGGTGGTTTTATAGTTATAACCAAGGTTATATATATCCACATGATATAGAAAAACATGTATTCAGACAAATACCATATGTCTGTTTATTTGATTCAATGGGAAGAAAAGAAGATGTTAAATTTTAATTTT